CTCCATAAAAAGACAATCTAAATCGTCTTTTGATATTTTTGAAAGAATTGTCAAAAGGCAATCATAGTCATACGATGTGACATAACCAATTTTTGCAAGCGCCAAAATGACGCTTGCTTGATATGCACTTAATTCCGTGTGTTCGTCAGAATGACAATCAGAACAAAGGGCAATTATGGTTTCCGTGTCATAGTCCCACGGCCCTTCGGCATAAGGGTGGTAATGAACGTGATGCGCGTTTAAGGTTTTATCTTTTCTGCCGCAATTTCGACAAGTCCAGTTATCACGCTCAAAAACACGTAACCGCAACTGTTGCCAGCGCGGGTCTAAAAGCTGTTCAGCATAGGTTTTCTTGTGCATAGCACTCTCCGCAAATCTCCCAGGAAGGAAACAACGGCAGGCGGGGAGTTCGCTTTTCGGCCAGGGGATCAATCCCAGCCTATCCGTGTCTCGCACAACTTTACTCCGTAAACCACTCTGGACGCAAGGCCCGCAACTGCCAAACCCGCGCCTGGGGAATTTTTGGCCCCCACAGACTGATGGCTTGGCGCGTGATGCCCAGCAGCCTGGCTAATGCCACCTGCGACCCCGCTTTTTGAATTGCTTGCTGTTTGTCCATGGTCGCATGGTAAGCTACCTTTCGCCTTTTTGCAACACCTTAAAAATATTTTGAAAGTATGCTTGACATGATGGTTAAGCTGGCTTAACATGGGAACCGTACTAGATGACAACGCCCTAACGGGTCTTTTTAAGGAGAATCAAATGTCCAAACAATATCTTTCCTGCGCTGACACTGCCAAGCTGGTTCGGGCAGCACTCAAAGAATCTTTCCCTGGCGTCAAGTTCAGCGTTCGCAGTAGCGTGTACAGCGGCGGCGCCAGCATCAACGTTGGCTGGGTTGACGGCCCAAACGCCGATCAGGTCAAAGGCATCGTCAGCGCGTTTGAAGGTTCGTATTTCGACGGCATGACCGACTACAAGGGCAGCAACTACGGCAGCCTAGACGGTCAGGAAGTGCGGTTTGGTGCTGACTTCATTTTCGTCAACAGGCAAATCACTGCGCCGTTTTTGACCAGGGCAGCCAGCTTTGTTTTGAACTACTACGGCTTGGACAATGAAGTTGTGATCGACAGCGCTGGTTTTAGTGGTGCTTACGTCAAATCGGTCAACAATCTGCCAGCCAGCGAAGCGCGGGGATTCAGCGCTTACAAAATTCAGTGGATGATTATGGATGAAGCCAGCAAGTACAGCCTGGACGACGCGGCAGAAAGCGCCACGCTTGCGCGGGTCGGTTTTCTGGGTGACGACGGGTACGGTTACGGCGCCGTTGGCCGGATTGCAGCATAAAGGGGACAGCAATGGATTGGGAACCAAACGAATGGCAAATCATACTGATGGCCATTATTGCAGCGCCAATTTTGTATGTTTTGCTGTGGGTTGCCATGGCGCTGTTTTAACGTGTTGACAGCCAGCGTCAAGCTGGCTTACAATCAAAATACGCCGGTAACGGTCTTTTACGAAAGGAATTATGATGAAATCTCAACAACTTTACGTCATCAAACCAGCAAATCAACCGCCGGTTTACAACATCCTGGATCGACGTTTTAAATACGTCCCAGCGTCCAAAACCAACATCCTGAAACGTTTTCGCGCCATGGGTTGGGTGCCACCGTCCGAACGCAAGGTGACCGCATGAAAGCCGCAACAATCATCCTGGCCGCGACGGTCGCGGGCTGCACCAGCTTGCCGCCTAACTCGACGCTGGACGCCCAGCAGCAGTTAATCCTGGATAAAAAAATCCAACCGTTGTCCCGCAACGAAGTTATCACCGCGGTCAACGAATGCACCAACAACGGATTACGCGCCGTCATGTTGTACGGCAAACGCAAAATCAATGACTACACAACCGAAATTGTTGTGGACGTTACCTGCGCCCCTAAATACTGAAAGGCAAATCATGGAAAATTCATTCACTAAAGTTGCGGCGGCATTTGTCAAAGCTCAAAAAGAATTTGGCCCTGCGCTTAAATCATCCAGCAATCCGCATTTCAAATCACGTTACGCCGACCTAGCTGCTTGCGTCGAAGCGGTGGTGGACGCGTTAAACAACAACGGCATCGGCCTGACCCAGCGCGTCAGCCCATGCGAAAACGGTGTCATCATCGAAACGGTGTTTGTCCACGAATCTGGCGAAGTAATGACCAGCGGCCAGTTGCACGTTCCGGCTACCAAACAGGACGCCCAAGGCTACGGCAGCGCCCTGACCTATGCTCGCCGATACAGCCTGATGGCAGCTTGCGGTATCGCCCCTGAAGATGACGACGGCAACGCTGCCACCAAACGCCCCACAGCGCCAGCGGCACCCGTGCCTGACATTACCGACCACCTGTCAGCCATTGAAGCCAGTGCCAACAGCGAAGAACTGGCCACCTGCTACACCGCGGCAATCAACGCTTGCCAAGGAAACCAGGCACTTCAGACCAAAGTAATGGCCGCTAAAAAAGCCCGCATCGAACGCGCAAAAAAGGAAAAAGCAAATGGATAACATCGAACAACGCACCGACGACTGGTTTGGCGCCCGCCTGGGCAAAGTGACTGCTAGCAGCTTGCACAAAGTGCTGGCCCGCACCAAAACCGGCTACGGCGCCGACCGCGCCAATTACCTGACCCAGCTTGTGCTGGAACGCGTCACCAACACCAAGGCCGAAGGCTACGTCAACAGCGAAATGCAATGGGGCATCGACCAGGAACCATTCGCCAGGGCTACATACGAAGCCCACAGGGGCGTTTTGGTCGATGAAGTGGGATTTGTACCCCACCCCATCATTGAAATGTCTGGCGCTTCGCCTGACGGCCTGGTGGGCGACGACGGCATGGTTGAGATTAAATGCCCCAGCAGCAAAACCGCGCTGGAATGCTGGCTGTCTGACAATCCGGTCGAATCCAAGTATTTCGCCCAAATGCAGTGGCAAATGCGCTGCGCTGGCCGCGCTTGGTGCGACTACGTTGTTTTTGACCCTCGGATGCCGCAAAAAGCCCAGCTATTCATTTACCGCATTGAACGCGACGACAAGTGGATTGAAGAAACGGAAAAAGAAGTCGTAAAGTTTTTGGCTGAAGTCGATGCCAAAGTTGCAGCCCTTAAAAAAATCATCGGAGAATAATTCATGTCCAAAATCGTCAAAGAAATTACTTGCATCGTCGGCACTTACGTCAACGCCCAAGGCCAGCAAAAAAATCGCTACCAACGCATCGGCTCAATCATCGACACCAAAAACGGGCCGATGTTGAAACTGGACGTAATACCGCTAAAGGAAGGTGCTTGGGACGGCTGGGCTTACATTAACGACCCTCGGCCAAAGGACGACGCCAAACCGCAACGCCAGGCTGATGATTTTCCGCCTGACAGCGACTTTCCTGACTTTCCTTAATCGGGGGATTTATGGGCGGTATTATTGGAATTATGTGTTTACTTGCATGGCTAACACACATCTTTACTTGCTTTGCCAACGCCATGTGGGGATTTTTGGTGGCCGGTGCAATATTTTTTCCCATCGGGATTTTGCACGGCTTTTACTTGTGGTTTAACTAGGGGGCACAATGAATTCAGCAAACATTGAAAAGTCCGACCGGTTGCAGCGGGTCTACAAACTGTTGTCCAAGGGTGGCGAGTTCACCACCCTAGACATTATTTACAAGGCCGGTGTCTGCGCTGTAAACAGCATCGTCAGCGAACTGCGGGCTAACGGCTATAACATCAAATGTGAACGCCGTGCCAATAAATGGTTTTACCGGCTGGTCAAGTAACTAGGACAACTCGAAATGCGGGCCGTCGATAAACGGACGACGTTTATTAGCGCGGCAGCGGTCAACGTAGTTGTTCATGGCGGATTCCATTGTGCCTTGCCACTTGCGAACGTCCTTCACCGTCCATGCCCCGCCCCATCGAATAGGAACATCCATTTCGATGGCGGCGGCTTTCATGGCGTCAGCTAAGTCGTCATATAAGTTAAGTTCCCACGACGCCCTGGTGCCAATGTAGGCCATCAAATCCACAGCTTTGCCTTGGACGTGTTTGCTGTCGATGGTGTGGCTGGCGCCCTTGTTAACCAACTCCCGCTGGCGCTCAACGGTTCGCAAACCCTCAATCACAGCAAAGTCGGTTTTAGTCAACTCAATGGCCCGCTTGACCACTCTGACCAATCGCTCGTCAACGCCTTCCAAGTTGCCCAAGGAACGCTGCGACAGCTTGAACGTCATTTGTCTTTAGATACCACACCAATTAGGCCGGTAATGGCCAAACCAGCCGAAATTACAGCCTCAGACAAACCAGGCGCCATCGGAATGCCCAACGCGGTCATAAAAAGCGTAATACCACGCCAAGTCGATGCTTCCTTCAAACGATCAAAAATGTAAGATTTCATGGTGTCCTCACTTATGCCATAGGCTCGTAAAATACCCAACTGCGCTCGATGCGGCTGAAACTAGCGCCATGCCAGCCCAAAATCCGCCCCTTCCTTGGTTGGCCAATGCCACCAATTTTTCAAGATTGGTTTCCATCTTATCCATCTTTTTTTCCATGTCGTCGAACCGGCGTTCGTAGTCCTGTACCTTTTGCCACAGCACACCGTATTTGACTGGATCAATTTCTGGCACGGCCATTTCATTTCTTCCCTTCGCTAATGTCTTTTAGTGTGCTTCCCGCGCCAGGCTCTAAAGCCCGCTGCGCCCTAGTTTTGGCTTTCGATTCTTGCACCCGCTGGCGAACCATCGTGCCGACCGGAATGCCGCCCATAAACTTAAACCCAGCCACGTTGCCCGCCGCTTCCGCACCCCCCGCTGCTTTATTTGCCAAGTAACCGACAAGGGTGTTGGAATTGTTGATGTAATGGCCACGCGGCTGAAACTGCGTATATGCTGCCACATTCCCCAAAGTTTTCAACCGTAACTGATTGTCAGGGTCAAAAATCACGCCGAAATTATTAACGTCGTCCAGCTTTTTCAGCGCCTTGTTGTAATTAGCCTGGCTAAAATTGCCGCGGCCATCTATGACGCCAGCTTTGTCCGATAAATGGTTAATCGTTCCGGCCTTGATGTGCTGGTGCGCCACAGAATCGCGGCCCAGCGTGTCAATCATCGTGTTGATGTTTTTGTTGACGCCGTTAATAACAAATTTGTCAAAATACTTGTCTGCTGGCACCGTGTTATCTACCGCGGCTTTGTAAGCTGGGTCTTTTTTCAGTGCCTCAAAACGTTCTCTGGCTAAAGTACGCGCTTGGTCAGCAATAGGTTTTAGCGCCGCGGTTTCGTTGGCCAACGGCAGCTTGTCCAATTCTTCAACCATCAACCGCGCTGCTTGGCGAATGTTGCCATCCTTAGATTCGGCAGACAAACGGCTAGCGTTGCGACGCATTGCCAAATAATTGTCAAACGTCATGCTGCCAAAGGCTTCGCTTAACGCTTTCAGTTCTTTGTATTGCGAAATGCTTTGACCGTCGGTCGTCAGCAATTCTTTTTTCAAACGGGCATCAATATTTTTAATCAGCGTTTTTGCATCAACCGGCAATTCACCACCGGCTGCGTCACGCAATTCGCTGTATTTGGCATCAATCACCGTGTTGCGGTCTGTATCCAGCTTTTTGTAAGCATCAATAAGTGCCTGGCTGGATTCAATCGTTCTGGTCGCATATACATCAGGCGCGGCCAGTTCTTTAATTGCTGGGATGTTTTCGATCAATGCCTGATTAGCTTCATTTTTTCGCATCGCAAGTTCAGGATACTTGCCGCGTAAATTAGCTTCCTCAGACAGTAAAACAGGGTTGCCGGTGGCTTCGCCCTCAGTCAGGCGCACAGGTATCGGCAGCGCGTCGCCTTCCAAATGCCGCAGCACCACGGGCGTGTTGACCTTGTTTAAATCCATCTTGCCGTACAACGCTTGAAATTCAGGCGTGGCGGTCTGTAACGCTTGCTGGATGATGGTTGCGTCTGGCACACCAGCAGCACCTACGCTGGCGCGAGCAGGTTGGAATGGCACCACATTCGCGGCACTAGGTTGCGGCGTCACTACGGGCGCGGGCTTGGGTTTGATTGTCCCTGGCGCGATAGCTTCCACAGTGCCAGCCACAGCGCGTTGAACTGGCGCGGGTGTTACCTCACCCAATGCGCCAACCACTTTGCCACCGGCTTGCTTGACGGCTTCGGTAGCGTAACCAGCTTCACGGGTGACGGCTTGGCCAACCTTGGTTTGTTTTGCACCAGGCAATCCAGCCAAAACCGTGTTTATCATGTTTTCGGCGTCGGCTTTTGGCACACCAAGATTTTTGCTAATCCAATCTGCACCCTTGTTTATGTTTTCACTTACAAACTGCATAACCTGTTGACTGGCTTCGCCTTTGTACGCGGGCGATTCAGTCACCCCCAAGGCCTCACCCACGGGGCGCTGGTACGGCTCAACAAACTGCTTATATACCGCGGCACGGCCACGTTCAGCGCGGCCAGGCTCAATCAATCCCAACGCTTCGCCCGCCCGCGCAGTTGCATAACCAGTTTCGGCTACGGCCATGCCTGGCAGCGATTGAATGCCGCCAATTATTGTGTCGGCCAGCCCCGCAGCGCCAGCTTTCACGTCGCCAAAAAACGAACTAGCCTTGGTGGCTACTTTGCCCTTTTTAGGCGGCTCTTTCATAGCTGTATCGACCGCTGTGTTAATCGCTTCGGGATTCATCAGCTTGTCGATGTTTTCAATGCCGGTATCTTCGGGTGATGCAGTTACCACCACTTCTGGCAATGATGGCACTTCGGCGGCGTTTGGTTGTGTTGTGGTCGCGGCCTTGGTCGGCGCTTTTGTCATCACAACGGCGTGAACTGGGTCTTTTTTACCCATAGGCCGGTGGATGCCAAACTCATTCAAAAAACTTTCAGGCACCGATGTCGAAATATCGACCGCATCGGAATGAAATGTTTTTTGTTTTGGATAGTCCGCTGGATTGATTGGCTCATAAATGCCTTTTTCGCCAGCTTTCCAGCGGTTATACAAATCCTGCTGTTGTTCGCGGGTGCGAACGCCGCTGGTAATTGGCAGGTCGGTTTTGAATCGTTGTTTGTACGCGTCCTTGGCTTGCTGCAAACGCTGCGCCAAATCAGGGTTCATGCCCTCAAAACTAGGGCCAGCATCGGCTTGTTTTGGCGTCGCAGGTTTAGGCGCGGTGGATTTGCCGCCAAACGCCTTGTTGACAGCCGAATCAATCCTGTCAATGTCGAAATCTTCCATTGCCATTATTGACCCCCAAGCAATTTCTTGATCTGCTTAATGTTGTCAACCAGTCGTTTGTATCCTGCGGAATCTTTGCCGCCAGCCTGATTAACAACTTCGCGGATGGCTTCGTTGTCGTTGTTTTTCATGGCGTCATACAAACGCACCGCATTGATGTCCAC